GCTAATTTAGAAGATCTTTATACTACAGTTATTGCTGGTAACCCTGGGGCAAATAGGGATGCACAAGATTCATTTGGAACTTCTGCTAGAAGTGGTGTTGCAAAGATGGGTCCACATAGAGAAAAAGCAATGCAATACTTTGGATTAAATCAAAATTAATTAAAAAACAAACAACATGAACGATCCATTAGATTATTCAAATGTTGGCAGTGAATATGTGTTGAGTGAAGAAGATCGTAACAAACAACTCTCTAATGAACAAATAGAAGAAATTCAACAGAGAGTTGATGCTTACGAACTGCAACAGCAGCAACTTCAAGAACAAGAGACACAACCTTCTACGGAAGGTCAAACTGCGCCAACATCTGAACAACCTCTGCCTACGGGTGAGGTTACAACGCAACCAGAGATGGCTGCTGAACCATTTGATCCAAGTAAAGATTATTCTTATTACGAAGCCCAAGGCATGAGCCGTGGGGAATGGAATCGCTTACAAATGAGCGGCGGAGTAGGTAGTGACGTAGAAGGGTTTGCTACTGATCCCAGATATGCCTTTGAATTAGCATCTGCTGTACCCATTGGTGGTGTATTAGATCCAATTACTGATCTAGCTAATAAATTCCTACCAAAAAGTGCACAGATTCCTAAGGTAACACCTTATGAAAATGGTGTAGCATCCGCAGCACGAGCTATTTCTTCTGTTGTTGTTCCTACATTAGCCCTTCAAGGTGTTGGTGTGGCATTAGCAGCTAGAGCACAAGGAGCCTCTACTACAGCTCTGGGTGCCGGTAACGCCATTAATAGGCTAGGTAATACTGCCTTTATGAAGTTCCTTGGAAACAGGGGTATAGAAGCTGGTGCTAGTGTTGCTGTTGGTGCATTTAGTTCTGAGTATGAGGAAGATAATGCTTTTGGTACTCTTAAGAAAGCCTTACCACCACAGTATGATTTTATCCCTGATAGCTGGGCTACATTAGATACTGATAGTGCTGATGAAAAACGCATTAAAAACATTAATGAAGATTTGGGTCTTGGGTTTCTCATTCCATTTGTAGGGTTTCTTGGTAAGTTTGGTTCTGCAATTAATGAAGTAGGTCAAGTATTTAAAAGAGCACCTAAAATGGTAGGTGAAACATCTCAAGCTAAGAAGATTATTAATGACTTAACACCAGCTGCTAAAAGTGATGATGCAGTAGAAGAACTATCTAGGTATTCTGCTAAACAAGAAGCAGATTTAGATGAGCTTGGTTATTACAATCAAGCTATGAATCCTAATGCTAATGTTCCATTAAAAGGTGTAAATGACCTTTATGATTGGAATGAAGTTGGGATGCGTTCTCTTGATGATTTCGGTATCATTGGTGCTAGTGTTGATGCAGTACGTGTTGCTAAAAACAAAGGATCAGTTTATGGTCGTTTAGGTAACTTCATTAGTGAACCTGCACGTAAGTATGCTATTACTACACCAGGTGGTGTCGAAGAAGTTACACTTGGTCTTACCAAACAGCTTAAAGATGCTGACCGTTATGGTATGGAAGCAGCTGATTGGTCAATTAGTTTTGATGAAATCTCTGAACAAGGCGATAACTTAGTACTTGAATTGTTTGACCCTACTGTTGGTGTTGATGAAATTCGTAAGATTCTTGATCCTGTTATTGTAAAGAATGAGTTTGGTGTCGAAACATTAACTGATGAAGGTTATTCTGGTATCTTTAGGATGATCAATGATCAAGCCAAAGAGTTTACTGGTATGGATATTGCTAAAGCACAAGCTTATACTGCTACTTCTTTATCAGGTCAAATTGCTGACCTATCTGAAGGTGTTAGACTTAACCGAGGATCAGCTGCTGTAGATCAAGCTAAAGAAAAAATTCGTGATAATCTTGCATATCTACAACAACTACAAGGTACTACTAAATATTATTTAGATAAGAAACGTGGTATCATGCGTTTAGGTGAGCGTGCTCGTGCATTTGGCAAGACACCTGAACAACTTGTCAAACAAATCCAAGAGGAAACACCACAAGCTTTACGTATTATTCAAGACGAAAGTGATAGGTTTACTCAAAGCTGGGAGTATTTGCAAGATAATAACCCAGAAGTTCTTGATTCATTTCTTGAATTATATGAACTTAGTGACGGTAAGATCAATAGTATTACTAAAATGAATGAAGATATTCTTAATAGCTTTGTTCGTTGGCGTCCACTTATTGATGGTTCTCCTGATGCACCTAATATCTTAGACCAAGCTGTTAGAGCTAATTTCTTTAATTCTATTTTGTCTTCTACTGGTACAGCTGGTAGAGCTTTATATGGTAATTTAAGTGGATTGGTTGCAGAACCAGTATCTTATTTTGCTGGTGCTATGCTGCGAAAAGATCTTAAATCAGTTCAGCGTGGTTGGATGGCTTACAGTGCCATCTTAGATACTCAAATGAAATCCTTACCTTATGCTGGTAAGATGTTCATGAAAGCATCACAAAACCCTAATAGTGTAGCTGGTGCAACTAGGTTAGACTTAGTAATTAAAAATGAACAAAAACTAGCACAATACAAAAACATTGCTAGACTTGAATCAGAAAAAGGTAATCATGGTTTTAAATTTCTTGTAGATCAATACGAGAGTTTACAACATATGGCAAGTGATCCTGTATTTAGAATCACACCTAATCTATTTACTGGTTTTGATGGTTTTACTTCTGCTAACTTAGCTAATGCCACTGCACGTTTCCGTGCTATGGATGAGCTAGAACGTCTTGGTAAAGAAGCAACACCTGCTAATATTAAAAAGATTGCTGACAAAGAATACAATAGTATGTTTAATGAAAACGGTATTATTGAAGATGAAGCAGTTAAATATAATACTGGTGAGATTGCTTTAAACCTTGATACTGGATTAAATACCCAACTAAACGGTCTTTTAGAAGAAATACCTGCACTAAGACCTTTTATCCTGTTCCCCGGAACTATGGCAAATATGGTTAGAGTAATTGATGATTATTTGCCTGCACCTTTACGTTCTTTCCAAAAAGATGTAAATGAATTAGCTTATACTTCTGTTGAAACATTTATAGAACAACCTGAATTAGTAGAAAATATTCTTACTAATCGTGGTTATAAAATAACTCAAATGGATGAAACAGCTAGGTTAAATGCTATTGTAGACCTAAAAAATAAAACATTAGGTAAGAAAGCAATTGGTACTTTTGTAACTTCTTTAGCTGTTGGTTCTGTTTTAAAAGATAAACTATTTGGTGATGGTTTGTTTAGTATTACAGGTGATGGTAATGTTGATAGACAATTACAAAGAGCACGTACTAAAAACAGTAACTGGAAAGATCGTTCAGTTATTGGACCTGGTGGTATTAGAGTTGAATATAACGAAGTACTTGGTCCTGGTTTAAGTAATTGGGTTGCTACTGTAGCTAACATTGCTGATAATTTTGATATGCTAGGTGAAGCAGCTACAGAGAATTTATTTCAAAAAGCAGCTTTTGTACTTGCAGCTGGTTTAACTGATCAAGCTGGTTTGTCTTCTTTACGTCCTCTTGTAGAAACTTTAAGTGGTAATCAATATGCTGCTTCTACTTTTGCTGCAGGTCAAATTAACTCACTTGGACCTTTAGGTGGCTTACGTAATGAATTTGGTAAGATCTTAGATGGTGGTTTAAAAGAAATTAATAATGATATAATTAGTAATTTAAAAAACCGTAACCAATTGCTTGGTGTAATCGATCCTGCTAACAGATTACCTACTGTAATCAGTCCTGTTACAGGTGAAGCACCTAATAAATATACAATGCTACAACGCATTTATAATTCTTACTCACCACTTAAAATACATCCTGCAATGTCTAAAGAAGAACAATTCCTCTATGATATTGAATATGATGTATCTAGTGCATTTAAAAAACGTAATGGTGTTGACTTGCTTAATACTGAACGTGCAGAATTAAGTAGCCTAATGGGTAAAACAGGTTACTTTAAAGATCAAATCAAAAATATTATGCGTACAGCTGATGCACGTAATACTATTAATGAACTACAAGAAGCACGAAGAAATGGTATAAAATCTGATCAAGTACCTATTGGTAAATACGATCAGATCCATATGATGCTGGATACAGCACTAAAAAATGCTGAAGAATTAGCTTTCAGTGAATTGGAATCACCAATGCGTCTTTCTATTGAACAACGTATTATGGAGAAACAAATGACTGATCAAAGAGCTGAACAAGGTTTAATGCCTGGAATTGATTCGTCACTTAACATTCGTTACTAATGGCAACTACACAAAATACATATACAGGGAATGGTTCGACAACGAACTATTCATTTACATTTGAATATCTAAAACAATCAGATGTCAAGGTAACACTTGATACTGTCGCTACAACTGCATTTACATTTGCCAACGCTACAACAATTTCATTTACATCAGCACCAGCTAATAATGTAGCCATTCGTATCTTTAGGGATACAGCTATTGACCTACTGAGTGCTACTTTTTTCCCTGGTTCTGCTATTAAAGCAGAAGATCTAAACCAAAACTTTACTCAAAGTTTATATGTTACGCAGGAGTCTGATGCTGATTCTTTAGCAGCTACTACAACTGCAAATACAGCTAAGACAACATCTGAGACTGCATTAACTAATAGTGCTGCTGCTGTAACGTCTGCTAATGCGGCTGTAACAACGGCTAACACTTCTGATACAAACGCTAGTCAAGCACTAACTACTGCTAACGCAGCTGACGCGACAGCTACGACTGCTGAAACAAATGCTGCAGCAGCTGTTGTTACAGCAAACAATGCAGACACCACTGCCGGTAATGCTGTTACGACAGCAAACAGTGCTGTTACAACGGCTAATAACGCTGTAAGTTCAGCAACAACTGCTAATACAACAGCTGGTAACGCCGTTACAACGGCAAATAGTGCGGTTGCAACGGCAAATAGTGCTGTTACAACGGCTAATGCAGCAGATGCCACGGCTACAACTGCTGACACTAATGCTTCAAATGCTGTAACTACAGCTAACTCAGCTACTACTACAGCTAATACCGCTGAAACAAATGCTGCAGCTGCTGTAGTAACAGCTAACGCAGCTAGTGCGGCTGCTTCACTTGCAGTGTCATTCTCTCTTGTTGGAAACGTAGCATCGATCCCTACAAATCCTGCAGATCAGGATCGCATCGAAATTGGCAATAGTGTAGGTCTTGGATCATTTACACCTTTGACAGGGGTTCCAAGTGGATTTGTTGGTAATTCAGGTTTGAGTGTAAGACTTGAGTATGATTTAACGAATACAACTTGGGTATGGATGAATTATTTTGCTAATGATTCTGAAGACCGATATGTATCCAAAGAATATACAAGTGCAAATATGCCAACAGGTAGTACTGCAGAAAGACCTTCAATACCAGCAGCCGGAATGTTGAGATTTAACTCAACAGAGGTTGAATTTGAAGGTTATGACGGCTTTGCATGGGGTGCTATTGGTGGTGGACTTGTCACCATTGATGCTGGTAATTTTAATACAGGCGGCACGCTTGTTACTACAGAAGAAATTTACGATGGAGGATCGTTCGACTAATGCCAACACCAACTGTTAGAACTCCCGTGCGTGTAGCACGTGGAACATACGCTAATTTAAATGCATCTGCTTCTGATATTCAGGAAGGGGAGATTTGTTATGCAACTGATCAAGACATTCTTTATGTAAAAGAAGGTTCAAACCTTGTCAATGCTTCACACATGGACATTACCCATAAGGCAGACCTTGCTAGTCCTAGTTTTACAGGTACTCCTGTATTTAGTGGAGACGGAGCAACAGCTGAGGGTGAACTTCAACTTAACTGTGCGTTAAATTCACACGGAGTAAAGATTAAAGCACCGCCACATAGTGCTGGCGCTACTTATACACTTACATTACCTGACGATACAGGAACAACTGGACAATTTTTGTCTACAGATGGTTCTGGTGGATTGTCGTGGGGAACAGTTAGTTTTGTAAGTCCTGCCTTTACCGGAACACCAACTGCTCCAACTGCTACTAATGGTACAAATACTACACAAATTGCTACTACTGAATTTGTAGAGACAAGAGTAGGTGGTGTAGATCTGACTACTAAAGCTGATTTAGCTAGTCCTACCTTTACTGGTGTACCAGCTGCTCCTACTGCAGCTACTGGAACTAATACAACCCAAATTGCTAGTACAGCATTTGTGTTAGCAGAGCTTCTAGCAAACAGCACAAGTTGGACAGCAGTATCTACAGCAACTAATGCTGCTAATGATGGTAAATATCTTGCTGATACTAGTACAGCAGCCTTTACTGTTACGCTTCCAGCATCTCCTAGTGCTGGTGATATTGTCCAGTTAGGGGATGCAAAAGGTGCATTTGCTACGAACAATCTAACCGTAGGTCGCAACGGTTCAAATATCGTTGGTCAAGCAGCAGACCTTGTTGCAAACGTAGCTAATGCAGTTCTCACTCTAATTTATAGTGGTGATGCAACTGTTGGTTGGCTTGTTAAATAACTATCTTTATTACATAAATGACAAATTTAAATACTCTACCCGGATTTAGTACCGGTGGTGGTGGTGGTGGTGCCACAGGATTAGTCTCTTCCGTAGATTCTCTTCTATTAGATAACGCTCGAGCAACTTGTTCTACGTATACTTACCTTCAAGGGGTTATACCTGGACAATGTGCAACTGCTGGAAACCTGAAATCACGCAATGTATTTGCACGGTGGATGCAGTGGACGGATTCGACAAACAATCAAACTGGTTTTACCATAAATAGCTTTTCTATTGATAGATCTACTGGTGCCCTAACACAACTTCAAAGTGGACCACAAGATGTTTGGGTTAATTATTCTGGTTCTGCTATTAGCACTACCTACTGTGCCTATGAACCGATGCACGGTTGCTTCTTTTCAGGTGGACATAATGCTTATCCTGGGTATAGTAGCCATCAGTTTGGGTATACGGCAGGTCAAGTTGATAAATTAGGTGCTCTTGTTGGTGGAACTGGCTTATACAGTGGTGCTGATCACAATCAAAATGGTACTAGCTGTACGGCTCTACCACAAGGGAGTGGGGCTAATTACTTTGCAACTTGCGGGTATCAGAGTTATGCAGGCGGTCGTTTAAACGAAGGAAATACAGGTGGAATAACAGTTGGTTCTTGGGTGGATGATGGTTATTATACTTCATCAAGTGCTCTGTTTGAATGTATTTATCAACCAGACGTAAACACAACACCAACTGGTCACGTTACTGCAGCTCGCGGAACATCACTTTCTAGCCCCAATTATGGTCGTGCAGAATTTCGTGGAACTACTAAAGAAGATGTTATCATTGAAACTGGTTACCAGGCTGGGATATTAATTTGTGGACACAGCGGAACTACACTTCTAGGGCACGCTGAGCAATTTGGGACACCAGGAGTTACTACAGCTAGTTTTACTAGTCTGAAGGACGGTGTACGTGATCTAGATGCAAACAATTTTAGATCTCAGAATGGTTATGGCACAGAAGTTGTAGGTATTGGTAATAACATGATATTACATTTCGGGCCACAAGTTCCTAACAATAAAGTTGAACTCCTTAAAATTGATGCCAATAATGACATAACACAGGTCGGTTTGTTCAACATGAGTTCTTCTGGAGAACCATCAGTACTGGATCCTGTTTCGAATGTTACTCATAATTTTGTTGTATTTGAAACAGACACATCTACATATCCAAAATGGTTAGTTAGAACAGGTACTTCTACAAATGATAAACTTGTTGTTCAAAGTTTTGAACTATTACCAGATTTCTCTACATACTAATAAATGAAATTTACAAATCTAACTAAATTGCGTACATATCGCAATAATCTTCTTATTGAATCAGATGCTTGGTTCTTAAATGATTTTCCACTGACTATTCCATTTGCAACAATTGAAAATCAAATTTTGGCTTACCGTCTACAACTTCGAGATTGGCCATCTACAGAAACTGATTTAGATAACGCTACAGTTCCTGTTAAACCATTTTAAAATTATGATTACTCTTATCCGTCCAATCCTATTCTCATTCATGAAATCAGAAAAGGTTAAATTCCTTATTCTTGATCTTCTAAAGGCATATGCTAAATCAACTGATAATGATGTTGATGACAAAGTAGTTGCTTTTGTTACTGCAGGATTGTTCCCTAGTAAATAATGGAGTGGGAAGCAATACCTGACTTCCCTTACCTAGAGCTGCCTGAAGCGCCGGGATTACCCGGTCCAATACTAGATGTACCGCAAGCGGATTTACCCTTCTACAAGCCGATTGTGGTACCACCTAACACGCTTAGGGCACCTCCTGGTATTCAAGGAATCAACAGCGATACATTTGACGAAGCACCAAAGGAGACAAAACCTAGTGCTTCAACAGCTAAACCTTATGTTCCACCAGAAGCTCAAATCATAGGTGTTCCATTTACGGACATTGAAGTCCCGATGCCTACAACTACGATTATGACTACTGCAGCCACTACTGCATTTATTTCAGTAGCTGCCACATTAATAGGTCAATCATTATTTAAATATCTAGTTACATTGTTTAAACCTATTATTAAAACAGCATGGAGCAAGTTAAAAAAGAAGAAGCCGGAGGAAAGCCCAAAAACTTCTTAGAAAAGGTCAAGGAAAACACAGAAGATGAACTTCAAATCTTAGGTACTTTTGTACGTCTAGGCGTTGTTGTATGGAGTGGTTTTATTATCACTTTAAACTATGTAGAACTTCCTATGTTTAAGAAAAGCGTTGGAGGGGATATTACTTTTCCTGCCTCTATTTTTACAGGGGCGCTTGCAACTTTTGGTTTATCTACCTCTAATAATAAGTCCAACAGTAAATCATCTGATCCTAAGAAGAAAGACGAATGAAAAGTTTACTAGTACTTTTATTGCTGGCTAGTCCAGTAGCAGCTCAAAGTGTCACCCCAAACTTTACACAGGGGTCAATGCAATCTACAACTACTACCACCATTGATATTGATCGAACAATTTCGACTGAAGTCTATGGTGGTGATTATACATCATGGTCAGGAACAAACGTAACACCAAGTGGGGATATCTTAAACAGCTCCACAACTTATTCAGTAACCAATGCTGGGGAACAGTTTCAACTAGAGATTGTAGACAGGGCAGCAGGGATAGTGGAATCAATCGACATAGACGAAACTATTCAGCAGTCTTCTACTACTACATCCTTATCAATCTTTTCGCAGTAGTACCTGCTTACGCAGAAGAACCTAGGGTTCAGAATACATCAAATCCTGTGGCAGCAGCTACGGGTAACGTAACTAATCAGGCGGTACAGTTCCAAAATAATGGAGCACCATCAAGACAATATTACTCTGGTAATAATAGCTGTAATGGTACAACTATGCAGCTGTCTCCGTTTTATATGGGTAATGATACAACCCCTATGAATCCTGATAGTTATATCAAAAATAATAATTGGGGCGCACAGGTCAGCCTTTCAATCCCACTAGATGGGGGCATGATAGAAACCTGTAAAGCTATCGCCCGTAAACACGAAGCTAAGATGCGTCTTGACTATGAATTAGTTAG